TGCTCCTGCGTCTGCCTCAGTATCATTTAATGCTACTAGTATTACAGTAGCACTTGCTGTAACTATTCCAACGCTTATTAATCCTACATCAAATGCTGCTGCGGCAATTACTCCTGCTAACTGGAATTTACTAGTTAAAGCTGAAATTGTCTGAGGAAATAAGACATGAAAATTAGTACTGGCATACCGATTTTTAATACTCCGATCGATCCACAGGGGACTGAGAACCAGCCCCCTAATGCGATCTTTCATACCGGCAGTAAGAATTTAATGTCTCATATTATCGACGTATCTGAGACAGCTATAATTGTAAAAGCGTATGGGTTTGTGAATGATGCCAGTACTATTACTGTCTGTACAGTTACTACGGAAAGGGATGGGCTTAACTACGCTGCTCCTATGGTCTTAAATGGGCGGCATGTGCAGTTATCGACTAGGAATAACATATTGGTCATTGATATGACCGGTAAATACACGTTCCAGCTTTCGGATGGATTAGGTGTTACTACTTGTGCATACCATGAATCAGGTTTGGGATTGTGGTCATTTGGTTTAAATGCGTATGCTCAAGCTAATGGTATGTTAGAGTTTATCGAAACTGAAACAGTTAGACCTGTAGTATCTGAGAATCAAGTTAGAGAGTATGTAAAACTATCTAGCTACGGTGCGGGTACTAACCAACAAAATTTACTACAGATACGCTCAGATGGTTTATATTACGGTATAGCCCCACCAATACAGTTTATAAATCAGTATGTATCTAGTTCTACTGGAAGTGATAGTGACATTTACGATCCTATTAATCCGGGTACAAATGATGGTACACCAGCTAAACCGTGGAAAACTATCCAGCATGCGTTGTCTCATTTACCGGATGGGACACAGGGAAATATTTATTTATATGCTGGAGATACGTTCCCTACTTATGGCCCTTCTTATACGACTCCTCCTAGTAGTATTCCAGATGTAATTAATGGACATACTACAAACGATGCTTTTACTCATGTTTTAGTTATTGGTAATAGACAAGTAACAATAGTACCATATAATGATCCAGCAATAACTTATATTCAAAACTATAATGCAGCACATGGGTCAGGATTTAATCCATATCTTTGTGCTCAAATTAATTTCCCTACCATAAAAATTAGTGTGTTTCTTCCTACTGATAGTTCTGGTTATTTACCGGCAGCATTTGATATTGGCGTGAATGGTTTATTAATTGTTGCTGGTATAACAATAGTTGTTGGTACAACTGGAACTGTAAGTCCAAGTTATTATTGGGGGGCTTTTTTTGGTGGGGGTTCAGTAACGCTTACTGGTGGAAATGTTACATTAAGTAATATCCCATTAGTAGGGGCTTCTAGTAGTTCTGGTACTGAGTCTTTTAGTATGAACTCAGTTGTGTTTTCCGATCACCCTACGCCAACTGCACCAAATCCGTTATTCTGTCAAGTTGGCGCGCAGATGTTTATAAATACACAAGGAACATCTCCCGGTGGTGGTGTAATTATTCCGGGTGTACCAGCATATACGTATAATGCAGATAACGCAGAATCATTTTTGGTTAATAAATTATGGTGGCCCGATATTATTATTTATAGTACTCCTAGTAGGTCTTTTAGAAAAGTTATTTCCTCTATTGCAATTGCCTAATTTTAACCGGGCGAAAGCCCTTAACGTGGAGAAGTGAGATGGGAATGATGCCAAATAAGTCAGTTAGTGGTGGTTCTATGTGGACACCCCAAGCAAAGGGTGATACTTCCAAGATTTGGAAGGGTGGTACTGGTAACGGTCATACTGCTACCAAGCAGGGTGGCTTTATGAATAAAAATCCGGGTAAGGATGAACAGCGCAATAGTCGTAAGTCGGCTGGCTGTGCTTTCTGTGGTTGATGTATGAAATACCGTATTACGCCTAACCAAGCGAGAAAGATAGAGCAGTTAATGCGTTCTAACTACGCTGAACTATTGGCGGAAATACTACAGGCTAGAGAGAAACAGTTAAACGATGCGTTTAGGGGTGCATTACCTGAAAACTTCTTGGAAGTAAAAGGTAGAGCACTGGAGATTGACTCACTAATTGAGGCTCTTAAAAGTAAAGAGCCTAATGGAGAAAGATAATGGCTGGTCTACCGCAAGCTATGGTTGTAAAGCGTGAATTGTTACGAGCAAAAGAAGCGGGTGAAACTCCTCCGCCGGGTATGGTAGAGAAGCCACCTGAAGTAGTTATTCCGCATATGGATGGACCGCCGACTCCGATTACTAAACCTACACTAGTTCCTCCAACACCAGCACCTACGCCTACACCAGAGGAACAGTGGAAAGCAGAAGCACTAAAGAATGAACAACGGTGGAGATCGCTACAGGGAGTAATTGAAAGTTTAGAACCCGCTTTGAAGAGCGAAAAAGCACAGCGGGAGAGGTTAGAGCAAGAGTTACAGGCGATGCGTGAAGCTATGCCGCCACCTGTGCCACTGCCTAATCCCGAGGAAGATTTAAATGAAGAAGAGTTAGCGACTTATGGCGAATCTCAAGGCTTTGTTAGCAAGGTCGCACGTAAGATAGCGCGTGGTGAGACAAAGGCTGCTTTAGCAGCGATTGAAAAAGAATTGAAGGATTTACGTGAGTCGCAACACCGGGTCCAATCAGACCTTAGTACAACTAGTGAACAGCAGTTTATGGGTCACGTAAAGTCACGTATTCAGAATTTTGATGAGATTGTTGCAAGTGATGAATGGAAAGACTACATCGCTACTAAAGCTCCATACTCGCGCAAGACCGTCTACGATATGTTAGCGGAAGCGCATGTGGGGCGTGATTTAGATACACTTGCTGAAATTTTTGCGGGTTTTAAACCCGCTAAGGCGACTTTGGCTGGAATGGTTACTCCCAGTTTATCAGGTGGTGGTAGCGCTCCCATACAACTAAATGGGCAGACGAAACCCATTTTGAAAATATCTGACCGTAAGCGAGTTAGTGATGACTTCGTGAAGGGGAAGATAACTAAAGATGTACGTGACTACTGGGTTAACTTATTTAAAGAAGCCGAGGCCGAAGGCAGACTCGATTTTAATGCATGAGGATTAAATCATGGCCGTCGCAGTAGCTTCCGGTTATCCACAATACAGTGGTAACCTTATCTCACCGATGTTTAGCATGGATTTACTGGAGTTGTTTTATTGCTCCAGTGTCTACGGGGAAATTTCGACCACGGAATATAGTGGTTCGATTGAAAAGTGTGGTGACCAAGTGACGTTCTGGCGTGAGCCGGAAGTTACGATTCGTGATTACGAGAAGGGTGGCACTATCGTACACGACACCATTGATAGCGAGCCGACAACGCTCGTTATTGACAAGGCTAAGGACTTTAGTATGGTCATTAGCCAGATCGACGAAAAACAGATTTGTAACTGGCCGAGTTGGCGTGAGAGCTTTTTGAAACGTGCCGCTTACCGGCTCGCTCAGGCTATCGACACTTCGCTGTTTGCGTCGGTCTATATGGACGTTGATCTGGACAACGCCGGTACGTCTGCTGGGTATGTGTCCCATGCGTACAACTTGGGTGCCACTGGTAACCCGGTTGCTGTTACATCGTCTAACATTAATCAGGTACTTACATACCTGCATGGTGTTCTGGACGAGCAGTGTGCGCCGCGAGAGAATCGCTATGTGGTGATGCCAGCAATTGCATATACTACGCTCTTGAATAGTGATCTTCGCGCAGCGTACTTGACCGGTATGGATATCTCTCCGATGATTAATGGCCGGTTGCCGCCTAACGTCGCCGGGTTCAATATCTATATCTCCAACTTCCTGCCGCCGTTCTTTGATGCCGCTGTTAGTGCAAATTGCTACCAGATCATCGCCGGTGTGAAGATGGCAACTGCTTTTGCAGCGCAGATCGACCAGACGCGCGTTATCGAAGATAAAGACTCATGGGACCGCTACTATCAAGGTTTAGCGGTGTATGGTTTTAAAGTCCTGTACCCGAAAGGTGTTGCAGCGCTTTATGCCCGCTTTAGCTGATAGGAGATAAGTAATGGCTACGAACTATGAGCTTTATTTGGGCGGTCCCCGGCAACAGAATACCGACTGGGCGATTTTCCCTGCTGCACCGTTTAATGCAGCTAATACGTCAAATTTGGGTCCGCCTAATAAGCATCCAGTATTGTTTGGTGCGTCGCGTACTCTGGACTTCGTTAATGATGCAGCGTTAAAGTACTTCCTTAAAAAGAATGTTACTTTACCGATGGTCAACAACGATTCGCTTGGATTAGTTGTTATTCCGTCTAACTCGTTAATTGTTGGTGCATGGTGGAAAGTTTCTGCACCTGTTGCCGGTGCTACTGGTACAGCTAATTTGAAGCTCCGTGTTGCAGGTAAGATTCTTGCTACTGCTATTCCGTTAAATGCGGTAGGTAGCGGGTTCGGTATTTATGACCCGGCTGCCGCTATTACTAACATTGGTACTATCGCTGCTGGTTTGTTGGGTGCGAATAAGACACCGGATATTCTTGATTTGATTGTTACAGCGGTTCCAACACCGGCTACGTTAGCGGGATTGGTTATGACTGTAACGCCGGTGTATTATAACTTCCAAGCCGGTATGATGAACTGAGTGTGGGGTGGTGAGTGTGGGGGGAGTCGCATCCCGGCTCCCCCGTTTTTAAACTAGGAGAATGTAATGGATCAGCCAATTGCTCGTCGTGTAGTAGGTAATCGCAAAGATTTAGTAGATAATAGCCTAGAGATTGGTGGGCCGACAGTTTTAGCTCAGGGCTTATATATGCGGCATTTAGAGTCAGGTCGTGTATATCCTTTCGAGAAAGAGGGTGCAAAGCGTGAAGATGTAGAGATTTTTAGGCGTGATGCACAGGGTAATGAAACCAAGATTGTTAAGCCGAAGAAAGTAAAGAAGAGTCCTTTTGAGCGTGATCGGGCTGTTAATTTTGAAGGTCCAAGACCGGAAGAAAGGATTGCGTAATGGCTAAGGTATCTGAAATTATTACATCTGTTTCATCTTCACCTCTTAATGACCAAGAGGTAGGATATCCTTTTGTTCGTTGGTCACAAGATGATTTAATAGACTACATGAACCAAGGGCTGATTGAGATTAATAATTTTAGACCGGATGCGTTTCTTACAACGCAGGATTTGGATATAACCCCCGGTAGACATAGGCAGATACTACCACTTACATATAGATTGTTAAAGTCTATTGACGCAATGAGTCTTGGCTCGTCATATAGTCCGGGGGAGCCAATTACTCAGTGTGATTTACAGGTAATGCGGGCTTTTAGCAAGAGGCCCAGTATACCCTCTGGTGGAGTACAGAACTTTCGTTTTATTAGTTATGCATATGACGTAAAAGACCCACGTAATTTCTATGTTACACCATATCTCCCTATTGGTTATCCGACAGATGTAAAGGTAACGGGTACAATGGTACTTTCCCCAGTCACATACACAATATCAGATCTTGATACTAATCTTCCGATAGATACCGTGTACCATACAGCATTAAAATTCTTTATAGCGGCTAAGGCGTTTGAGGTTGATACCGAGTCAGATAAGTCACAAGCTGAAAGTATGGCACTATTTAAGAAGTTTTACAACTCATTAGGTGTTAAGTTCTCACAAGAAACTAAATATAATTCGGGAACGTTTGCTGGTCAACAAGGAAGCAATCAGATGAGTAAAGCGAGGATACCATGAGTTATATTAATCCAAAAGCTACTCTTTCTTGGGATGCTTTACTCCCATATGTTCTTCCATTTGTAGTGGGTGCGCCACCGGAGATTGTGTTACACCATATTCGTATGTCATGTATTGAGTTATGTCGTCGATCTGGCATTATGCATGATATAAATAGGTACGATCTGCAACATAATGTACAGGATTATCAGCTTCTTACTGACTGTAGTTATAACATAGTGCGGATTAAGCGGGTGACTGTGGATGATCGCTGGGATTATACTCCAGTTACGGCTAAACTACCGGCAGGTATTGGTGCTTACTTGTACCAAATGACTTCTCCGACTATGCTACATCTGCGCCGTCCACCGAATATGGATAAGCCAAAAGCGCTAGAGGTAGAGGCTATTGTATCTCCTAAGCAAGATTCAGAGATACTGGACAATTATCTGTATGAGATGTGGGCTAATGGCATAGCATTTGGTGCTATTGCCAGTCTGACAGCCATACCTAATACTAATTGGTATAATCCTAAAGAAGTTGAACGGTACGAACTAAAGTTTAGAAAAGAGTTATCGCGGTGTCGTGCTGAAGCGGATCGGGCTTTTGGTACCGGGTCTATTGCTAAGACTCATATGTGGGTTGGTCCAGCTAATCGTGGTTGGGGTGGTGGTGCTGGATATTGGCCCGGTGGAGGTCGATAATGATACAAGTACAAGAGAAAATCCCATACGTTAATTCTGGCACAAATATAGTCGGTGCTAATCTGCAACTTACGGGCTGTAATTGTAGTTGTGTAGATTGTAATGGATGCAAGGACTGTGTGTATTGCGTCAATTTAGGTTTAGATCAAATAGTAATGAATGTGTATCGCAAGGGTGTTAAACCGGAACCATCGTACTTTGTGCAGTATCCAGCGCATTACCTACAGGGTGTAGATGTTCAATTTTTTATAGACGATTTACTCACCCAAGCTGCACCGGGATATTACGTAGGTGATGTATTTGTTCGTGGTTATCCGTGTGGGTCGATCCAGATGTTAGTTGGTGATAACAATACCGTGTTCTCTCCCTATTCTCAGTAGGCATAGCCATGACCTTTAAAGCCCTCCAAAACCTTATAACTAATACCACAGCATACACGGCTGTTGGGGCGGCTCAAATAGCGCTACCAGCGTCTGTCATTGCTATGCTTACTGCACAGCTTGCGGGTGGTTACTATACCGCAGTATCTGTGACTGATGGTGTTAATTACGAAGTAATGAATATTGTCGGCGTTACTGCGGGTGGTGCCGATGTAGTTCGCGGTGTAGACGGCACTGTGGCTGTACCGCTAGCTAAGGGGTCGCAGGTACGCTTTGTCTGGACTACTCAGGGTATTGGTGATGTAGCTCCCGGTGGTGGCGTTACTTTAGCTGGTGCTGGTGGAACAGCCGTTTCTGGTGGTCCAGATTATGTTATTGCATCGCCAGATTTTGTTGCGGGAACTGGTATTACTTTTACTCCTTTAGGTGGATTTAAGTATTCTATTGATGCAATAGGTGCTAGTCCAGTAATTCCTGCACCGGTTACAGTAACGGCAAGTGGTATTGCTGCGGCTAGCGGCGGTCCAGTTAATTATAATATTTTTGTTGCCCCACCTGCTTTTGTTGGTGCAGGAGGTATTACTATAACAGGTACTTGGCCGGATATAACAATCACTAATGCATTAGCTAGTGGTGGTACTTTAGTGGGTGTTACAGGTGGTGCAGGTATTGCAGTTACTGGTGCATTAACACTTAATCCTACTATTTCTCTCTCCACCGTAGGACCGGGACCAGGTACTTATGGCGGTATTACACTTAATGCGTATGGTCAAGTTACGGCAATTTCTGCTTCATTAGTAACAGGGATTACTTCACCTACTAGTGGTGTAACAATTGGTGGTCCTACTGCTGGTGTTTTTTCTATTAGTGTAGCTACTGCTACTCATTCACAGCAAGGTTTAGTTGTATTAGCTCCAATTAGTGGAGCAAATGATGCTGCTAATGATACTCAGGCTGTTACTCCAGCAGGTATTGCTAATGTTGTAGCTGGGTTAACAACTACGTTTAATCCCGCATCATTTACTATAGTTGGTAATCAGAATGCGCTTTCCCCAGCAGCGTATACTAACACAATCTCTTCTTTCATCATCAATATTCCAATTTTAGCTGCGGGTAAATCGGCGCTAATAGATATTTACGTAGAGTCGTATGATCCAGTTAATCCTACTGTATTGCAGAATTTAGGTATAGGTCTGTTTGATGCAGCCATTCTTTTAGCTGGCGTGTCAAATTTAGTTAGTGGTAATGTGCGGCATCTTAAATATCTTGCAGTTGGTCCAACTACCGTAGCTGGGTCTTTGACAGTTAAAACTACTCCACTTGTAGGTACGCAGATTATTGGTAGTTACCATGCTAGCGTAACTAAGAACTTCTGATATGGCTAGCATACGCATTACTAAGTTTGCGGGGTTGATGCCTACGGCTAATCCGAAGGCATTGGACAATGACCATGCCCAGATAGCGCATAATTGTCTGCTTTGGGATGGTTGGTTGTGGCCGATGCCTAAGTGGCTCCCAGTAGCATTTTATCCGCTTCTCCCACCTATCCAAAGTTTGTATAAAGATAAGACACAACCGTATGGATTTAATGTAGATTCTTATGTTAAAAATGCAGTAATTAATACTATAGAGCCTTTTAATGATGCTAGAGTGATAGGTATAGTAAGTGATCAGTTTTTAGGTACGTTTGAGTTTGCTGCACACCGGCAATCTACGTATCGCGCTTTAGGGACTCCTGCTCCTAAATATGCTATTAATCCGTCTACTGGGCTTCCATACGGAGCTACTTTTTATATTTCACCGCAACACAAAAGTGTGTATCCTGTTTCTAGAACATACGCAATAACATACGTTAACGATGGTAGGGAAGGTCCGCCTCTTGTGTTTCAGCAACTAACTAGTGGTAGTGACTTTTTTAGTTCACCAGTAGATCACTTATATGAAGGTGATATAGTAACTTTAGATGTTACCTTAGAGTTATCTGTAAGTGCTATGAATAGTGCTTTTACCTCTATAAGGTTATATAGAACTATACCGGGATTTGATACTTCTGAGGAACTAGGTAACCCATTAGAGACAGGTTTTTATTTAGTAAAAGAGATACCAATTGGCAATCCGGGGACTGGAGCTAGTTTTATAAATGGTAATACACTATATCTTTTTGTTGGGGACGATGTAGGATATCCTAATGTAGATTCTGCTAAAATACCGGGAGATTTATTGATTAGTGAACAGTGGATTCCGCCACCGTCCGATGTAGCGAGAGCACCTATTTACTTTGGACTGACTGAAGGTGGTTGGTTTGTTGATGCTAGAAAAAATGGTGATCTGAGTAGTGCAATACAATTTTCTGAGCGTTTTATGAGTCATGCTTGGCCGATGCAGAATACAGTTATAGTGCCTGAGAATATTACAGGTATGGCTATCTTTTATGATAATGTCTTTATTGGTACCAACTCTATAGCTTATCATTTAGATATTCAATCTGGAGATACTGAAACACTAAATTTGCAAGTAAGACCGTATAGTGTTCCTCGTCAGTGTATAAAAGATACTATGGTGGCTACAAGTTTTGGTGCTATGTTTTCGTCAAATGATGGACTTATAGCGCTTACATCTGATTCAGAAACTATAGCAACTAAATCTATAGCAAATCCCGGCGATCTTATCCCAGTTATTGTAGATGGAGAAATGCAGAATATATTTTTTACCAGTATTCGTAAAGCTGGTTGGTGGAATGGTAATTATTTTGGGTTTGTAAACACTACTGGGGATGATCCTCATCAAGATACTGGAGGTGTTGGATTTGTTTTTAATCAGCCTTCTCCGGCTAATAACGAACTTCCTTTAGGGCAGTTAGTTACTATTGATACTCCTCACTCAATAATTGTAGATACAATAGCTACAGGTAGTGGGTTTTTTGTAGTAGGTAATGTGCTTGATCGAACTGTATATAAATTACCATTGCCGGGATATGGCTATGGTGGTGTAGCAAAAGCTACATATACATGGAAATCTAAGCGCTTTGTAATGTCTGGGCTTACTACTTTTGCTGGTATGAAAATCGT